TCAAACGTGACGGATCACCAGCGCCACACAAGCGACATCGACGGTCGAAAAAGCCACCGATGCATGGGTGTTCCGGAAGCGGACCTTGACCGTATCCGCTGCGGTCACAACAACACCAAGGATAGCGATGTTCCCCGGGATTGGAGAAGCTAGATTGAATACCACATTATCACCCGCCAGCGCGCCGATGATGATCAGCGTAGCATCAGCCTCAACCCCGGCAGCCATGCTAGGGATGGTGATGTTGCTCTGGTACCGCAGATAGTTAGTGACCTTCGCGCCGGCCGGCCGCATCTGTAATCCAGTTACCTTCTTGTCAGGTATGACCGGGTCCGATGCATCCCAGATGTAGAGGAGGTCGTTGTCGGCGATCGTGTCAATCGCGGGTAGGTTGGGTACCTTGGTCATGGTGTCCTCAATTGATCTTCAGCCAGTGCCTGAGAGCGGCAACCGCCCCATCGCTTGCCCAGGTGACGACAGCTCCGACCGTAAGCCCGGCGAAGGCGATAAGCCCTGATATGCCGTAGCCGATCGTTTTCATTCGTCGCCATTCCTCAAGGGCGGGCTGGGTGGCGGCGTGGTTTTTGTCGACCGTGTCCTTCAGCGATTTGATCTCTTCGCGGATCTGAGCATCGACGCCGCCGGTAATGGCAACCGTGGTATCGAGATGAGATATCTGCTTTGCCTGCTCATCCAGGCGCCTGTGGATCACTGACCGGCTTTGGTGAGCATTGTCCTTCTCGTCGCTGACATCCTCCCGCAAGAGAGAGACGCTTTCTTCTATGCCGGATAGTCGGCCTTCGACCCGCCCAAGGGCGCGCAGGATATCGTCATTGGATGTGGCTGCCATCGTTCTTCAGTTCTGCCTTGCGCGCTGCACTAGCCTTGGTTTGTAGATCGCACTGCTTTGCCCCGAGGATGCCCGCGGAGCAGCTTTTCGCGATTGTTCGGTCGATGGCGCGCTGATCGTTCGCCGTCTTTCCTTGTGTGCCTGGCAGGTCAGAGACCACCGCTCCAAGCTCAAGGAAGTTCACAGGTGGCCTTCCGGAAATTGAACAAGCCCCCAGCGCGGTCGCAAGTATCGTAATCGACAACGCCCTTGTTAACGCGGACCCGGAATTCAGCATTTGCCTTCTCCTGCTTGACGCGCTCATCGGCGGCGCCCTTGCTCTGCTGATACTGCGACCAGCCGACATAGAGGCCGATGACGATCATCAGCCCGACGGCGCCGACGACAAGCTTTTCCACCAGGCCCAGCTTGAACATCACAGCGCCTTGCTTTTCGTCACCGACCAGCGGCCGGAGAAGAACATGAAAGCTGCGAGGCCGCCGATGCCGAGCAGAGCAAGCATGAAGATGAGGGAGTAAAGGTTGTCGATGCCGAGGACGGCCGGGATCACGGTGCCAGTGACCACCGGGCCGCCGATCATGGCGAGCGCTGTGCCGCTCTGGGATGTCGGCTTATCGTCGGGGATGGCATCCTCGGCATCGACTTCCGCGAGCTTCGAGGTGTCCAAGGAGGCATTGATCGCGTCGAGGAAGTTGCGGTGATAGCCGGCGATGAGCGCGGCCTTATCCTTGCCGTTGATGATCTTGCGGGCGCCGACAGGATCATCCTTGCGGACATGGAAGAAATCGTTGAGAGCGAGGCCGGTAAAGACGCCCTGCAGCATGCCGTCGAACAGCGCTTTAAGCGCGATCGGCCACGTCATGAGCTGGCCGGGCTTGGTGGCGCCGAACTTGCGCGCGTTCACCTCCCACGTGACCTGCACCAAACCTTCGCCGACCCACGGGTAATAAGGCTTGCTCTTCAGGTACCTTTCGCCGCCGGCCTCGCGCACCGGCTGCATCTTGCCGCCTGTCTCATGGAAGACGGTCGCGAGCATGTACGCCAGCCACCGCACATCCGAAAGACGGCGGCGTTCCCACTCGTCCAGGATCTTGTTGAGACCCTCGACCTGGCCTTGCCAGAGGTTGCCGCCGAACGGCGCGCGCCGGACATATGAGAAGAAAACAGTGCGGTTCATGGCCATCGCTCCCAGAAGAAGATGGCCGGATAATCGGCGTCGCGAAAAGTGGCTGCAAAGCACAGGCAGCTACCGGATTATTGGTGCGACAACACACGAGATCCACTTGACGGCTCAACCAGCAGTCGGCAATTGGTCGTAAACAATTTTTGCTTTCGAGGACACCTTGTTTCCGTCACGCGCTATCGGCCACATATGTCTCGTTTGGCTCGTCTGCACGACTTATGCCATCGTCAACATCAGATGGATCATTCAATATCGACTTGGATCCGTGCCCAGCCTCGACGAGGCCGGATACCTGACGTTTGCTTTCCAGTATTTTTATGCAATGCGCGATGGTGGATTCTGGAACTGGGTTCACGCGATCCAAGGGCCATCAATATTCTCACCACTCACCGCCGCGGTCGCGTCGCTAGTTTTCCAGCTTTTCGGAAAGCATCTCGCCGCCGCTTACATGGCTACGCTAGCGGCCGGAATCGTCACACTCGTTTCGACATACGCTATCGCCCTCAGGATCATGGGAAAGCGACGAGCCCTGATCTGCCTCCTGCTGATTGCTAGCCTACCGGCCGTGATTGATTACACGCGCACGTTTGAATTCGCGTTGCCGGTGACGGCAGCAACCTGCGTTGCTCTATATTGCCTCGTGCGATCCGATCACATGAGATCGCTCCCTTGGGCGATCGCCTTTGGGTTTTGCGTAGGGCTGATGCCATTATTCAGGACAATGACCCTAGCCTTTATCCCTGGAATGGCTCTGGGGGCTTTCGTTTATTCTCTCGGCAATCCTGGGGGCTACTCATCTACCGCCAAGCGTCTGCTATGGGCATACTTTTTACTCCTGCTCGCAGCGACGGTCGCAATTGCTGTTGCCATGACCTGGTTTTGGGAAAACGCTGATGGCGTCTTCCAATATTTGACCAACTACGGTTACGGCGCCAAGGCTACGGAGTTCGGACCATCACACTTCTGGTGGGGAACGATCGTGGCGATCCTTTCCGCTCTGTTCATAATACACCTACCGCATGCGCTTTTCTTGGCCGCCGGGGGCGCCGCCATGATTGTGTATCTGGCTAGAAGCTGCGCGAGCGGGCGGCGCAAAACTGTAGAAGCCATTTTTCAATCGCCAGTAACGCCGATCGTAATCTTTGTGGCTCTCGCCTCCGCGGTGCTTTTGACTTCAAGCAACAAGGGAAGTGCCTTCGCTCTGCCGATAATCCCGCCGGCCATCATTCTTGCTGTATGGGCAATATTCCGACCCGAGCGCCGACGCCGGTACAAACTTGCGGCTGCCGTATATGTTTTGATCATTGCGGCGCTCGGGGCAATCCCAGCGCTTGACCTCAACAATAAACTCGCCAAGCCGACGTATCTCCATCTTCCGCAAGGCATCGACATTGTCGTGACGTCTGGCAGATCATCGTTCGAAAACTTCCTGCTTTTCAATCACATCGGCAGTCCAAAACTGCCGAGCGTCATACCCCTCGATGAGTCCCGGCGGTGGATGCAGCTAAGCGTCACCATTTTCCGTGATCTGCAGAAAGTCACCACACCAAATCAACTCGTCATGTTCGGGTTTCGCCACGTGATCCTAAACAGCAACACCGTCACGCTCGCAAACCTTATGGATACGCAGCAGAAATACTTTATCAGCGGAATTGACCCGACTTCCGTCGGCGAGACATATGACGATTATAGGCGCTGGCTTACGGAGACCTGGGTATCAGACACTTGTTTGATGCTGCTTTCGAACGGCAATGAGGGAGAGGTACTCCCTGCCGTTAACACAGCGGAGCTGTTGCGGGCGATGCAAGATCTTGGTTATTCCAAGTCAGGTATGACTTGGACCATGCCGAACGGAAGATTGATAGAGGCATGGAAGCGGTCGTGCCCGCAGGCATTATGACGTGGTAACCGTCTTCCAGTTCACGCCATCTTCACAAACCTTCAATTTGCCGGCCACCGAGTCAAAGTACACAGCGCCCTGCGCCACGGTGGGAGCGCTGGCCTGTGGGGCAAGTCTGATGCCGCCATTCTGAAAAACCGTGAACAACTCCACGGTTTTCGCATTATTCAACACCCCGAAATTCCCCGAGGTGCCAACGCGTATCGCCATGCTTGTGCCGCTGAGATCATGCCTCAGCGTCACCTCGCCGTTTCTATTTATGTTGAATACATCCCAGTTGCCGTTGCTGCACGAGATGTAATTGGAGAAGTATCCGCCGGTCGCGATATGGCCGTCGAGCTTCAGGCCGTAGCTTATCTCGGAATAGTCGGCCGATGCGAAATAGGCAATTTCCTGGCTTGCAGTGTGATCCATGCAACCGATCTGGTAAACGAGCCGGCTTAGCGCCGCCTGGGTTACCTTGTCGTTTTTCTGTGTTGCCCCCTCAATTCCTCCGACAAACCCATCGTTGTTGTAGAATGCTGCGTCGATGAGTATTCCACACGCATCAGCCCTGACGCCGTCACGTTGATCCTGGCGAACGACGAGGTAAATACCGTCCATCTCACCGCCTTTTGCGGTGCCGTCGCCATAGCCCTTTTTCATCAGCGAAACGGCATGAGCAACTGATGCGCGCGCCGGTCCATTTATAGTGCCGCCTTCCGCTATGGTATGGAGACTTTTGGTGGCGAGCAGATGGTTGCTTACATCATCGTTGAAGCGAAGATGATCATGGACGAATTGCTTCGCTTCAACGTCAGCGCCGTTATAGGAAAACAGACCGTTCAAGCCACCGGGACCATCATACTGATACGTGACGTTCGAAGGCGGCATGGCCTGCATTGCGACATCATGACCAGCACCCCCGTACAGGGTGCCGCCCGCTATCGCCACTTGAGCCGAAGCGTGCGCAAATGTCTCATAATCAGCGACGGATGTCCTCTCTGCCAGCTTGTCGGTAAGGGTGCGTGAAATCGCACCGACACCACTTGCAAGCGAAGAGATCATCATCGAAATCGCGCGAGTGAGTGACATTTTGTTAACCCTTCACTTCTTCGACGACGAGACGAGCGCCGTAGACGCCGCCAAAAAGACGGCCGCTAGACGCGCCGTTCATTCGCATCGTGCCCGCCCCAGCCCCGACACGGACTGAGAAGGTCTTGGCAGATGTAGACCCAGCCGCAACCTCCACCTCGCCACTCATCTGGTAGCCGTTTGCGGTTGTTAGGCCCGATACGTGACCCGCTGCTATCGCCCCTGCGGAGCCGTCGAAGATTGCCCATATAAGAGCTTGTGGCCCAGCCGACGGAGAGGCCTCTCCGACAAATCGAATGCGTAATTTATTACTGGCCGATTTCGGCGTAATGGCCACAGATAGAATTTGTGTCCCTTCGCCGATCTGCGGAATTGTGTCGTCGGCGGGGATGACCGTGGTCAGATCGGCGTTGGTGGTGTAGACCGCCGTGACGCTATCGACGACGCTGCCGACCGGGAAGAATAGATCCCGAAGCTGTGCTGGCGTCAGAACTTCCGGGTCGCCAGTGCCGGCAGTTCTGCGGCCGAGCAGCGTCAGCGTTGCAATGTCAACCAGTTTCGTGAGGTCTACCGAGTTTGGTGCATATTTCGCAGTGACAAGCGACCCATCTGGAATGGGAATGCTCGGGAGATCAACGCGGTTGCCGTATATGATTTCGCCTTCTACGCCGAGCGGAGCGGCTGTCGAGAGCCTTAGATTTGTTACACCGAGGATATCGACCAGCGACATTGTCGACTTGTGCTGGTTGACACCGGTGAGGCTGACGAAGACATTGTTTATTGATCCGGGGTTTGCCGAAAGCGGGTAATCTGTCGTGACGCCATCGCCAACAAAAGACAGGCTGCTCCATTCATTCAGGGCGAGATTGGCGTAACCTTCTGCTCGATCGGCAGCTGCCTCGGCTTCCTCGGCAGATTCGGCTGCAGCCTCGGCATTGCTTTGCGCATTGGCAATATCTTCTGGGCTGAGGACGACTCCTTCTTCTCCAAATGGAGCCTTATGGCTGCGCCGCAAATCGCGAGCCGCTTCCTGGACCTCTGCCTCAACCGTATCTAACGCCAGATTTTGATCAGGTATCGGCAACGGTGCGCCGGTGGCGAAACGGTTTGTTCGCCTTGGAGCGCGGGCCCCAACAACATCGACCGTCCCAGTTATCCCAGGTGAAAACACCGCTTTCGCATCATTGGAGATGCCCTGCACATAAGTCGCGGTAACGGTGAAGTCGAGGCGCTCGACGCCATCGACGAAGACGGAAATATCGGAATTGTCGAAAACTGGGAAACCCGCCGCGAACTGCGTGGTCGCGACGACTGGATTATAGGTCGAGATGCGATCGTCGGGTGTGGTGATGGACATGGCGGCAGATTGCCCGCCACCCCGCTAGGCCGCAAAGCACAGGTCAGCGACCGCCGACTGCCCGCCCGAGGTCCGGGGCACGCTGTGGCAACCCATCACCAGGCGCCCACCAGAAGGTTTGACCGAACTCCTTCTTCATTCGCCGCTCATAGCGGTTGAACGACTGCCGGTAATTCGGATCGATCATCGCCTGGATGTTATCGAATATGAGGCGATCGGTTGCCGCCTTCGTGTACCAGAGCGACGAGCCTGGCGTCCAAGCCTTGATGTGCTGGGCAAACGTCTTGCCGTTGACATCCTTCTTGCCGGCGAGCCATTGAGCCACGTCGCCGGTGGCGCTGATCAGCTCGCCCGGTCCAGGTCCTGTCAGATACTGCGTGATGCCGTCGCCGCCTCTGGTGACCGAGGAATTGACGAAATCGCCCAGCATGCCACCGCCACCGCCACGAATGAAGGCTTCGGTCCAGAAATTGGGTTTGCTCATATCGTTGGGATCGCGGCCAGCGATGAGCGACTGAGCCTGCATCGTGGCGGCCCCAGCCATCGTCATCGTCAGCAGGAGCTGCGTCGTGCGGTAAGCCCGGTTTGACATGCTGCCCTGCGTCATGGCTCGCATCAGGTGCGTCATCATATAGGTCATGGGGAACGACTTGAATTGTGTCGCCGAGCGCACCGCTTCCCCAATAATGGTGCCGCGCTGCAACCCAGCAGTCATCGCTCCACGGATGCGGGCGTCCGGCTCGACCACGGCGAAATGACGCTCGTCGATGATGGCGGACATCAGGCGGTCGGCGAGACGCTGATCCTCGACGCCGTTGACATCGAAGAACTTGGCCCCCTCTGCTTCGATGTGAGGCGAAACCCGCAGCTTGTCCCAGTCGCCGGCATTGAAACCGTAGCGATCGAGGAAGCCACGGAACACCGGATCCAGATCTTCGAACTTGTTTTCCGTCTGCCGCGCGATCATGCCCATGAATTCCATGGAGAAAGCGCGCTTCAGGCCCTCGGTCCATGTGTTGATACCGGTGACGCGCATAAGGCCATCAGCCAGGCGCCCGGTGATGCCTTGCCCGATCACCTCGTCATCGAAGCGTTTGGTTCCGATCGCGGTATCGAGCACGGTCGCAGCGGTGAGATTGAGCTGCCGTGCCAGTTCTTCAGCGCCATGCCGGTTTGTGGTCAGGTCGGTGACGAGGCGCGCGAGCACGTTCGCGGCAGGGACGCCGTTATAATTCGATGCGAGAATCGCGGTCATGGAGTCGCCCGGCAGCGCCGAGATCGTCGCAGAGCCGAGGCGTGAGGCGGTCATAAGGTTGCGCATGCCGCCACCGATGCCGGCGATCAGATCGCTTTGAGCGGCACCCAGCCGGCCGGAGAGCGCATCATAGGTCCGCTGTACCGCCGATGGGCTATTCATGGTGATCGAGCGCTGGATCTTCTTCCCGATCGAGGAGGCGCGCACGGAATCGTCGTCACGGGCGACCTGCAGCAGCTTCTCGAATGTCTGCTGGTAGTTCGGCCCGAGCACTTCGACAAAGGCGATTTCCTTCGCCATCGACTGGACATGCCCCATCAGCGTATTGAAGAGGCCACCAGAGCCGACGCCGTACTTCTGCATCAGGCGCTTGTAGGTGTCCGGATTTTCGAAGCGGAAGACGCGCAGCTGGTTGGAGAAGCCGCCAGCGCCGGAGCCTTGCCCTTTGCCGATCGTGATATCATTGAAGGCGTTGGCGATGATACCGGGCACCGCGGCTTTCGGCGCCTCACCGTGACCGGCCTTGTCCATAACCTTGAGGTTGCCGCCCTCGTATTCCGTCATCAGGTCGTTGATGAAGGTCCGTTCGCCGATGTTCTTGACCTGCTTCGCATCCCAGCTTTGCGGCAGGCGCCAATCTTCCAGCACCGAAAGAGGTTTCCCCTCACGCTTCACGCGATCGACCGCATATTTCGCGGTGGCGCTGAACGCCTGCGCCGCAGCTTTGGCATCCGCATCGCCGGTATCGACGCCGTAAACCTCGTCGACCACATTCCAGATAGACTCGGTGTCCTGCCGAAGCCCGGCCATGGTGGAGCGGTATTTATCCATCGTGCCGTTCATGATGCCGAGCAGCTTCTTTGTCACGGACTCCGCATGGCTTTCGACGTTGATGGCATCCTTCGTCGCGGCGCCGCCTTCCCAATTGTCGCGCACCAGTGCCGACATCAGGCCGGTGGATTTGCCCTTGGGATGGAGCTCCATGCGGTTCGCGATCTCGGATTGCCTGATCGCCTGCTTCGCCGCCATCAGCTTCCGCTCTTGGGCCGCCTGCATCATCACGCGGGCCGCCTCGAGCGCGCCGGCAGCATCAGCGGAGGCTGGCCCCATCGACGGATAGAGCCGGCCCTGAATGCCTTCGTGCAGCGCGAGGGCATCATCCGCCGCTTTCTGGCTGATCCGGTTTGCCTGGACGAGACGCGCGAGGCAGTTCTGTATGCTCATTCCGCAGCACTCCCGATGGTGCAGGCTTCGATTTCCTTGCCAGCTGCGATCTCTTCGTCAGCCTCACGCAGGATATCATCAAGCGATCGTTCTCCAAGGCCGTCGCCGATATCCACCATGATTGGCTTCACATCAGGTTTCGGCGCCGCTTCGTCGCCGATCGGGCCGAGCTGCTTCGCCTCATTGTCGGCGATCAGGCGCTCTGCATCCATGATCGCGGCCTCAGCCGTCTTCGGATCGACCGCTAGCTTCTCGATCGCTTCCGGTGTCAGGCGCTCGTCAGCGACCCGCAGCAGGTCATTACGGCCGACGCGATCGAGCGAGCCTTTGAGGATATCCGGGGCGCCGAGGGCATCGCCGAAGAGACGCGGCCCAGCGTCGTTCTTCATGGCCTCGTCGGCATAATCGCTGAGGAAAGCCGCGAGACGGTTGCGGCCGACTGGGCGCTTCAAAGCCTCATCGGAGAACATCGCCCGCGCTACGATCTTCGCGAGCTCGCCCGGGCCGCCGAACATCTCGGCTTGATTGACCAGGTCGGAGACGGTGCGGCCTTCGTCGCGCGCTTTCATCACCAGCTTGACCGCATCGAGCAGATCTTGCGTGATGTCCATCCCGGCCGGAATCTCGCCGCGCGTCACAGCATCGCGCATCTTCGCCCATGCGCCGGAGCTATCCGCCAGCGCGCCGCCGATCGCCTTGATGTTGTTGTCGGTGTCCTCGAGCGTGCGGCCGAGTAGGACCGGCTCACCATAGGCCCGGCCCATCAGCGCCGACGTGATGCGGCGCTCGCCCTCCTGAGACAGGAATCCATCCTTGTCGATGAGGTTGCCCTGCTCAGCGCGTGGCAGCTTCGACATGAAGCCACGGGCGAACTGCTGATTGCCGGCAGCTTTCAAATCGCCGCTTTCGAGCCTGTCGAGCATGCCGCCATCGATGAGCCTGGCATCCGACAAAGCCTGCTCAGACGCACCGAGGCGCATCGCCGTCGACCGGTTGGCCGCAGTGACGAAGCCGACGCGGTCTTCGAGATCGGTAACGCGGCGCGCGATTAGTACGGGACTCGCCATGCCCTCAACATCGAAATTGTTGGCGCGCAGGAAATTGCGATAGTTGTCGGCATTGATGCCACCCTGCTGGTATGCCCTGCGCAGCGCCAGGACTCGACCGTTGCCGGACTCCACCAGCCCATCAGGCCCCACGATCGGGGCGCCGTTCGCCGCATCGGTGGAGAAGCCGAGGCGTTCCGGCTGTAGGTTCGAGGCGATACCGGTGATCTGTTCTTGCGACATGGCGCGGGATCGATCGCGCGGCTGCAGTTCCTGAGGAAAAGCCTGGTTCACGCCGAGGTCATCATTGTGCGATGTCACGAGGTCGGCGGCATCCACCACCTCATACCGCACCCCGACGCTGTTGCCGTCGGCATCGTAGACGCGGCCGGGTCGGGCGTTCGCCTGCAGGAAAGCCTCAGGTGGCAATTCGACCGGCCGCCCGTTGATCAAGTCGTCGGCGGACTTCCTGATCGCGGCGGAGTGCGCGAGGTCGCCGGACATCGATTTCTCGAACCTGCTGTTCGGTACCGCCGCTTCACGCATCACGACATTGCCGGTGTCACGAACATGCGACGGCCATTCGCCGGTGCGCGCGCGTGACCAGACATCGGCCAGTCCCTTGAACCCGCCACCGAGAATCGCGCCGCCGACGCCGGCCGCTGCGATATCCCCGAGCGCGCTGCTGACATCATAGTTTGGGTCGATCTGCTGGCGCACCGGCATGTTGATCGCCTGTCCGACAGCATCGGATCCGGCATTGACCGCACCTTCGACCAAAGCAGTGCGCAGAATGCCAAGTGATGCGCTCGCGCCGAAAGGGGCGGTCAGCATGTTGATCGGGTCGGTGAGGCTGCCGGCAGCGGAACCAAGGAAGCCGCCGACACTGGAAAGGCTCGAAGTGGTCCGAGCGCTCAGTTGCTTCGATTGCTCAAGTGCAGCGGTACCGCGCTTTATCCATGTCTGCTCAACTTCTTCCTGCGTTGGAAGGTCTGGCAGATCGACACCGGGGTTTTCCTTCTTCCACTGCTCGACCTGTTTGCGGGCCACTGCCTCGCGAGCGGGATCTGCATTGACGCCGGGGCCGCCCATCCAGCGTGGCAAGCTCTGTCCCGTGATCTGGTGGAAGCTCCGGATATACTCGTCCTGGATGGCGGAACGGGTGGTTTCGCGCGCGTCCACGTTGGTCGCATTGACCGCAGCTTTATAGTCCGCAGTCAGACGCGCGATCGGGCCGGGATCGACGCCCTCGAACGGGCGCGAGGCGGCGGCCCGTAGCGCGGTCTGCGTTTCCTGCTCATCGACAAGCATCGGCATCAGCGGCCCCTCAGGTCGAGAACGAACACGGACGGCTGACCGTAGGAGCCGGGGGAGGGCTGGCGCAGCGCATATGTCGGCGCGTCCGCTGTCCCGAATTCCAGCACATAGCGGCCATCCGCGACGGCGCGCAACCGGCCTTCATTTCGGAGATCGCTTGCCTTCACCGATGTTCCGTTCGATGTCACGGCGCCGGCCAGGTCGGCATCACCGAGAGCGCCGAGCGTCTTGTCGAAATCATCCTGCGACATGCCGTATTTGGGCGCGACCACATAGGCGCCGTTCATATCGAGGATGCCGCCGGTCACCTCCTGGATCGCTTGCTGCATCCGATCATCATTCAGATCGCCTGAGGTGTCGCCCACCTGGTTGGAAAGATCGGCGTAACGCGCGGTTGCCGCATCGAGCAGCGTCTGTCGGGCACCTTCCAACGCCGGCGCGAAAGCCGTCGGGGGCAGCAGGTCATCGATCGAGGCCGAGTTATCTTCGGTCTTCTTCGGCGCCAGCAGCGGGTTTTCCTTAAGCAGTTGCTGCCCACGCAGCACGCCCTCGGCAGCTTCCGGATTGTCAGGCACCAGAGCACCCGCCGCTGCAACGCTGCGCGCCTGCCCGGAGGCATACAGCGCGCCCAAAGTGGCCTTGTAAGTTTCAGGGCTCAGGTTCTGCGCCATCGAACCGAGGAGTTGTACCGAATCCTGCGGCGTCGAATTGGTGAGTGCCCGCGCGACCTGCGCCTGCATCTCAGGGCGCAGCGCCGAGATGTTGCCGACCATCCCGCGCGAGGCGAGAACATCCACGGAATTCTGCAAGCCCTTAAATGTGGTGCCCCAACTGTCGGGATTGGAGAGATCAAGCGCTTGAGGCGCGGCAACCATGCCCTTGCGGGCAGCGTAACCGATCGGATCGTCCTTCAATGCCTGCGCCTGCGCCTTCTGCGCATCCTGCAGGCCGGTAAGGATCTGCTGCTGTGCCAGGGTTGCACCGTCGCCGGCATCAGCTTGCAGCGAGGCGATCAGGCTTTCGACCTGTGCTGGCGCTGCATTGCCGATCGACTGGATTGCGCTCTGGCTGGAGAAGTAATCCGAGACCTGCTTCCGAAAATCCTGATCGTCGACCAGTGCTAGCTGGCGGGAAAGCAGGTTGATGTCCGAAACCGCAGGCGTCAGACCCTTGTCGAATCCTGCTTTGATGCCGGTGAACAGGTCACGAGCATCGGACGTGATTTCTGATCGATATTCCTTGATGACTTCGGGGTCGACTGACGGGCTGGTGACACCCGAGCCACCCATTTTCTTGTCTGCCCAGGCCTGAAGATCGGCAACCGTCTTCCCCTGAAGGAACGAGTTTGCATTGACTGCATCCTGCCCAATGATCGAGGCAACCGATGCATTAGGATCAGCCTTTAGAACCTGCGCCGCGCCCCGTGGCCCGAGAAAATGAGCGAGGTAAACATTGCCGTCTGTGGTTTGGATTCCCTGATTGCGGAGGAACGTGGCATTCTCTTCGGCGTAGCGGCCGGTCATTTCGCGCGAAAGATTGCCGTCCTTCTTCAGTGCGATAAGCTCTTCTGCGGACTTGCCAGCCGCCACATCCGGCCGATATTTGCGGACCATCGACAGCCATGTAGAATCGATGAACTGCCCAGCTCCCCCAGCAGATGAGGTGGGGTTCTGGGCATTGTCGTTCCCGCCACTTTCCACATGGACAATCTTCTCCACGACACCACCGCCGACATTGCCAGCATCGGCGCTCTTCAAGGCATTCTCAGCCATGGCAAGCTGCTGCGGATTATCGGAGACCCGGAATCCCTGCAGCGTCTTCGCCACGGCACGGGCTTGATAGAGCTCCATCGCGCCGGAGAGATCGCCGCCGGCCGCCAGCGTGCGCGCCGTGGTGTCAATGTCGTCGTTGTCGAGCCCGACACCTTCTTTCAGCCGCTTCTGAATGACCGTCGACTGGTCCTGTGTCGGCTTCAGGTTCGCCTTGACCTGAGCGACATAGCCGTTGATGCGCTCATTGGCGAGGCCGGCATACTGCCGCCGCTCCTGCGGGGAAAGTGAGATGCTGGTGTCTGTCGTGATCGCATTGGCGAGTTCGCGCGCTTTCGCCAGGCCAGCGGGCGAGTTGAGAGCGATATCGACCTGGCCGAGCATGGCGTCCGACATGTGCCGGCCTTCCATGCGCTTCAGCGCGATGTTGGCTTCATCCTGACCGACATTGAAATCTGGGTTGTCTGCGAGGCTCTGATACAGCGTTTTGATCTGCGCCTGCTTTTCCCTGTACGCTGTCGTACCGACGCCGCCACCGCGCGCGAGCGCCGAAGCATCATCGTCGAGCAGCTGGATCTGCGACTTTATGTTGCCCTCGAACTCTTTGAGATCCGATGTCCGCTTCTGTTCGGAAACACCCAGGGAGAAGCGCGGCCCTTCGCTATCGAGCATGGTGGTGACCGCACCGCGGAACTCTTTCGGAACCGCCGTCAGCGTCTGATCGCGAAAGGCTTTCCAGCCGGAGTTGAAGGTGTCGATGTTGCCTTTGGCTGCATTGGTGAGCTCGACGCCCTTGGTGCGAATGTCGCCGGCGAGGCGTGCGGTATACCCCTGTTGGGCCGCTGCATTGTAGGCGCGGCCGGACGCGGAAAGGTTCGAGCGGGAGTCGACCCTGAGTGTGCCATCGGGATCGCGATAGACCGCGTTTGCGCCGGAATCCTGAGAGTCGGCAACATCCTTGCGCTCAAGCGTTTCCGACCATGCGTCAAGCCCGTTGGCGATCTGCTGGAACGGGTTGGCGATCTCAGCACCGGAGAGCGACGACTGAGGCCCGCGCGTGACGGCGCCGCGTGGCTGGATTTCAGGAAGTCTTGCCATGCGCTATCAGCTCCCGGTCGCATATGTGCTACTGGAAAACCCGCCGGAGCCCGCGAATTTCGCGAGCCCGGTCGCCGCGCCGCCGAACAACGCCCACTTCGCGGACGATCGCCGGAACTTGGCGTCGGACTCATCTTGGGTCGCCTGCATCCGCTTCGATCCAACCTCAATGCGGCGATCGCGATCACTGGTCTGCTGCTGCTTCGCGTCGATCGCCATGCCGGTCGGCGAGTTGGGATCGACACCAGCGGAGGCGCGGATCGCCTTGATGTTCGAGATCGTAGAATTCAGTTCGTCGCGATAGCTGGCGTCAATTTGGTCCGCCTGGATGCGGCCGACCTGTGCCGCGCGCTTGGACTGCTCAGCTTGATAGTTGCTCGCCTGAGACTGGCCGATCGCGCCGACCAGTGAGCCTGCCAAGCCTAGAAGGGGTGCTGCAGCTTGCATCAGACCGTGATCCTTGTTGTCAGCTCGATGAGTTTGAAAGCGCAAGGGAACGTCGATTTGATCGCCACGTCAGGATCATACGAGCGCCCGGTCTCGCGATATTTGTAGGTGTCGTTACGCTTGGGAATCGGCAGGCTCATGTCCTCGCCACCGCGATAAGAGCCGAAGACGCGGTTCCCGGCCTGAAACTCCTGAGTTTCGCGCACCGCCATCAGCATCTTCTCGATCTTGCGCTTCTGCTCTCCCTGTCCCACGGGCTGGCCGCCTTCGAAATTGGAGAACAGCGGGTGAAACTCCCAATCGAATCCGACGCCGATGGTGATGACACCATAAGCGCTGTATCCGTTGATGATGCCGTCCTCTGGAACGGTGATGACGCCGAAATAGAAGCCGCCTGCGAAAAGCTCGACTTCCTTGCCGGCGAAGAAGCCAGTCACGATCCCGTCAAGCGTGATGCTGGTGCCGTTGTTGAGTTGCAGCGGCGAGCCGTCATTGAGCTCGAAGAAGTCGGCGAAATCGTCAGCGGAGAAGGTTTGAGCACAGTCGCAAAGCAAAGAATAATCCAGTGCTTCCGCGACACCGACCTCGACACCGTCGAATGTGTAGACCGACATGCAGACGACGCTACCATAATTCCCGGTGATGCTGCGGATCTCACCGGCGCCGTCCCATGGCAGCCAGCCGATATAATCGCGATCAGGATTGAATTGGCCGACGACGAGCGTGCCATCATCGTTCACGGCGTAGACCTGCCTGGATGGGAACACGGGCGTCCCTGAGGAGACCGCAATGGACTTGACCCCATGAAAGAGGCTGCGGTGCAGACGGTTCACCTCGTTGGCGATATAGGGGCGTGCGGTCTGCCCGGTGGCGCTGACCGCATAGATGCCGGTTCCGGACTTGTCGACGAAGATCAGCCCTTCGGTCACTTCGATCGGCCGGATGTTGGCGATCTCGCTCGAAAAGATCGGGCGAAACTCGACGGACCCAGGCTGCAGCGGAGTCCCGACGGATACCGGCACATAGAAGACGCCGCGATCGGTGACGGCGAACTCATCATAGCCGCCGACGACGTGATAGACTTGGCATTCCGCGCTGATGTATTCGAGGATCGCGTTATCTGCGTCCGCGCCGATCTGACCATCTCGATTGTTGCCGGCCGCCGACCAGAACACCGCGTTCTTCTTCTGCTGGAAATTGGTCATGATCAGGCGCTGACGATCCTTCGAGACCGAGCGCGGCCAGCCTCGATAGGCAGAAATGAACTGCTCGTCCCACTGAACGATGGCAGCAGTGCCGACCGCTGTTACAGCCGAGATCTTTGCAGAGCCGGTTGGACTGACGAGAGTTTCGCCAACAACAGGAATCGTCAGCAACTCCACCGGAACGATGGTGACATCGTTTCCAGAGACGGCAACGACTTCCGCCTTCGCGTTGGTGGTGTCGGTCTCGACAACCTGCCCGATCGAGAAGGCAGACCCGTTGGCAACGGTGACACGCTGCGCCGTCGGTAGAGTTTCGATAACGGCGGCCATGGCTGCCGTCGAAGATAGAACGCTCAGGATGTGGATCTGCCGGCCAGCATATCGAAAGCGGACATTGGCATGCAGAGGCGAGAGGATGGGCGCGGAAAAGGTAATCGAGATGGTGCCTGTCGTGCCCGATGGATACATCGTGACGTTCTGGCTGGCCTCGAACCGGAAGAATGGCATCCTGATCGCATTGTTAAGCCCGACCGCGAACGAATACGGCGTGATCGACCAGGAATAGGTTCCCTCTGCGATCTTGATCACCTGCGTCTGACCCGACCAAGCGATGAAGATCTCATTGTCCATCGGCTCGAACACGAGGTCATCGAGATCGTCGGCACCCCACGGCGCCACCAGGGAGGCGACCAGCGAACCATCTTCGGTCCTGACCTTCACGCCGCCTTCGATGAAAACGACGCGGTAGGCAACATCATCGAACGGCTTGAAGTCCATGATGATGCCGAAGTCCTCGAAGAGGAACCGGCGGCCCGGCCGGCGGATCAGGCCGCCGGTGTGGGTGCTCGCCATATTGCGGGCATCGCGAAGAGCAAACTTGAGGGCGTCGACATCGTCACGGCGGATCGCATCGGGGTCGACGACGCCCGATGAAAAATCACGCTGACGGATGATCTGTTCCTGGATGCTCATACGCGGCGCGTCCTGCGTGCCACCGCAATCTTCGATTTATATGTATTGCGGGCTGGATTCTGCTGATCGACATGGCTGCGCGTTTCCTCAAGCAGCCCTTCGGCCTTACGCTCCCGGTTCGTCGCCTCGGTGAAATCCTCATTGAGCCCGCGCAAACAGCCCACCTCGACATAAGTGGTCAGGATCTCCTCAGCCATTGGATGCCAGGAGGCGTCAGGCGGTGCCTTGATGATCGTGGCATAGACCTCAGACTCGTAGTGGCACGACAGAATTCCGCCCATGATCTCGTATTCGGTGAGGTACAAGGTATCGAAGAACACCTCTTTCACATGCAGGGTGTTTTCCGGCAGGCGAAAGCCGTTCTTCGAGAACCTCCGCGACTTGTTGTCCGCATCCGGCGCGCGCACCAGAAGCTCATTCGTGGTTGCAAAAGGCCAAGTATGCCGCGCCGTCAGAAAGCGGACGGCGCGATCAAATGCGGCGTTGGCGTGCCTGTACTCGTCCGACGGATCGTTGAGCACATTCACCGTGTTGTTGCCCGTGGCGAGCAATGCATTGTTGAGGATGGTCAGCTTGTCCATGCCCGGAGAATGGCGGCATCAAGGAACCCGGGCAAAGCACAGCAACAGGCATAGAAAAACCCCGAGGCAACGAGGTCCTCGGGGTTCTCTTCGGTCAGCCGGTCGCGATGGTGAGCGGCTGGCGTCAGCTCTCGGCTACTTCAGCCTTAACGTATTCGAGCTTGTCGTCGTCGCTCATCGCATTGAAGGTAACCGCATCGGGCTCCCGCATGTTCTTGCCGACCTGAACGCCATCAGCATCGAAGATCGCCCACCAGCCGGAACCCTTCGACTTGGCTTCGAAAGGTGCCTTCGGTTCGACGGCGGCCGGAACAGCGTCCTTCTGCTTGTCCGCATCCTTCGACTTCGGCCAGGGCGTGTCAGACCATTCCTTCGGGAACTTGGCGACGGCCTCGCGGGCGTCGATCTCGTACATTTCGGTGGCGGCGCCGTCCTCGGCACTGATGTGGTAGATCTTCTTCAGCATTGTCTCATCGCTCCAATGGAAAGGGCTCAGCGCGGGTTACGCGCTGAGGTCACCGGCAAGCCACGCAGCAAGCGTGATCGAGGGCGTCGTGCCGCCCAGGACCGCGTAGAGCTGCAGGTAGCGGAAAACATAGATGCCGCGCTGGTTCGTGACCGGGATCGTGAACCGGGACGCGCTCTTGCGTGGCGACGGGACCGCATCGGATGCCGGCACGACGGTCGGGACGAGGCGTCCGGCGGTGACTGCGGCGAAGTCCTGGACGTTCAGGATCTCGACGTTGCCGTTGGCGAAGGCAGCGTCGTTCGAGCCGAGCAGGAACAGACGATAGGTCTCGTCACCGGAAGAGAGGTCGAGCGCCGAAATGTCGAGGTTCAGCTTGCCGATCCAGCGGCCGCCGCCCATGTCGACCTGAGCCTGAACGGCGTTGACATAACCTGTCGCCGCGAGGGTCTGGCCGTTGGCGAACGCGGTAAGCGTGTCGAACGGAACGTCCCAGTCGGGAACGATGGAGGGAAGTACGGACTGCGAAAGGGGCATAGCATCAGCTCCTGAAAAGAGGGAACACCGTGGCCGTTAGGCCACGATGGTTGCCGCGGTGATCGAGGTCAGGCGGCTGAACGAACGCGGGTGCTCGCGGACGATACCCCAGTCCCATTTGATGTCGGCGACATCGAACGGTGTGCCGATCTGGCGCTGGAATTCACCAACATTGAGCGGTGTCTGCTCGATGCCGTAGAACTTCCCGTCGCCGAGCGACAAGCAGTAGATGGAGCCGGTGACCGCAGCGCCGCCGCCCTGACCGACTTCGGTCATTGGCAGCAGGTCCGGAGTGTCGTCGGGCTCGTAGCCGAACAGGATCGGCAGGCCCTTGTAGCGCATGATGCGGCGGCCGAATTCATCGGGAGCCGAGTCATAGGCCAGCGACTGGCCGGTCAGCGTGGAGTTGCGCGCGGCGGCGTCCAGGTAGGGCATCAGCGAGCGCGGGAATAGCCAGTGCGTCGGCTTGTTCGTCGACCAATACAGGATGTCGAGCTGGGCCAGCGACAGCGGGGCGCCGCCGGAGGCGACCGAGTTGTGGAACAGGTTGATGCCTGCCTGGTTGCAGCGGATCTGGATGCCGTTCGGCTGCTTGGCGCCAGCAGCGGAGTTATCGCCCTTGACCAGGATCTGGCTCGCATACTGCGAAAGGGCGATGTTTTTCAGTTCGAGCTGCTTGTACTTGTGGTCGGGGCCGAGGCGATCGACGATGGCGCGGTCCACTTCGACGAACTCGTCGATCGGGAACGTATCTTCTTCACGCAGGTTGAAGTTGCCCGTGTCCTTGTTGCCCTGAGCGTTGAAGTTACGGAAGCCGACCGTCGGCAGGCGACCGATGTCCATGAACTCCTTCTTGCCGTTCTGAGCCGGCATAAAGGGAAACGCGGCGAGAAGGTCCGACGTGCGGGCCATGTTCTCAACGAACACGCGCTCGCGCGAGGACTCGTCCAGCGTCTTGGCGTATTCGGCCAGCGAGATCGGCGCCGTGATGGTGGATGGGACGGAAATGGGCATTCAAATCTCTCCTTCAGTTCCCGGTCTTGGCCCGGTCAATCGCGGCCATTCGCTGGCGGAAATTCATCTTGTCGTAGCCTTCGATCTGGGTGCTACCGCCCATTCCATCGCGACCCCCGCCGGGATTCCCCGGCACGGCTCCTCTGTTGAGAAGCATCAGCTTCTCGAACGCCTGAACCTGCTTTGCAGTGTAGAGCATCGGCGCCAGCGCACCGGCCAGCTCTCCACCGATTTTTGCGCCGAGCCACGTGGTGACCGCATTCACGCGCTCCGTGGCCTTGGCGCCGAGCTCTTCGCGCTGCTTCGTCAGCGCTTCGGTGATGCTGCTCTTCTCAGCGATATCCGCCTGAACGCCGATGGCGATCATGCCTTCGAACTGCTCCTGCGTGAGCTGGTTGGCATGGGCGAATTCGCGGGCAGCGGCGACACGCGGGTCGTTCTCGTCGACGATGGATTCGCCGTCCGGAACCTCGAAGCCTTCCGGCAGCTTGAAATCCTGCGGCAGTGAAACCTTGTAGCCGTCCGGCTTTTCCGGGACGTTGGCGAGCAACGTGTCGCGCTCAGCTTTCGTCGCGGCGAGGTCGTTGAAATAGTCGGCCTTGAACCCCTTCTCGGGATCCCAGAGCGATTCCGGCAGATATTCGGGACGGACCGGCTTTTCTGGTGTTGGATCTGGCGATGGTGCCGGCGACGGGTCTGGTGTCGGTGCTGGATCTCCACCGGGTGCCGGCGCCTCCGGCGGGGCGAGCATGATGCGGGGGCCACGAAGCGAAGAGAACACGAAAGCGCCGGGGCTACGCCCGACCAGCGGGACCGTGCCGCCTGCTTTTTCGTGTTGGTGATCTCGAAACATTTCTTCGCTCAACGTTTTCGTCTTCGTTTCCATCGCGTCTGTCTGCCTCTGCCATCGCTATCAGGGTGGCTGCGAATTTGCGGCGCTCGTTGTGGGCGTGCAAAGCACAGGTCTCGACAGGACCGATTTCCTCGACGATGGATTGCAGAGCGGAAAACAGAAGCTGACCTTCAGGAGTGCGGGCAATCCGCCAAACGGCAGCCTTTACGTCGTCATCGTGGAGCTTGATTTTCATCGGAAACCTACTTTGTTCAGTGGATCAGGCCGCTTTCGTTTAAAGGAACGAAACGTATCCTGGCGGGCGCCAGTAGGGATCCAGCATCGGAGCCATCGCGGCAGCAAATGGCGTGGCCATATTGGCATGGTCAGTCGGCCCTGGATGGACCGTGTCATTTGGATAGGTGAGCGGATCACCTTGGTAGGGGCGAAGATCGATTGAGACATCGCAATAGGTGTCGGCACCAGCGATGAGCCAATCATTGTAGTCGGTCTTCACCGTGTTCTGAGCACCAGTGAACGTGCCACGGTTGAGGCAACACAGCCCGACCATCAGGATCGGAAGGCCATAGGGTCCGACCGTGTTTTTCACCACTGTAGCAATGGCGATGAAGTCAGCCTTGAGCTGCGCGAGAGTTCTGTTGGCGGCGATGTCGTTGGTGACCGCCTGGAGAATGTAGACCGTGACGCGATTGAGGCTCAACTGCTGCAGGGGTGCAGCGGTTGGCGTCATGTTGGCGATCTTCTGCCCGTCGATGCCCTGCTTCTGCCAAGGGAAGAATTCGCCATTTACGCTCTGCAGTCCTCTGGCAATATAGCCTTGGGTCGTGCTGGTGTTAGTGTCATCCTTGTATTGGCCGATGCTGTCTATTCCGACGCGGGCGGCGGCCATGGGGATGAGCGGTATGCCAGTGAGCATATACGGCCAAACAGCGTTACCGCCGCCGGAGCCTGAAGAGTTCATAGCCCCATTGGCCGCGATCTGGTTGCCGCCGATGGTGCGGAAGCCCTGAGACGCAGGGCCGTTCATGTTTATTCCGTTGATGAAACCGGTAGTCGGGTCAGAAAGGTTTCTGACGAACCGGCTAAATATACGTGTCCCCGCTAGAATATTGGGATGAGTGATATCGTCTGTCTCGATGTTCCCGCCCGCTGCCATCGCCGCCGATTGGGCTGACCCGGCATAGGTGGCGACATAAGTAGTCGTGCTGATCTCGATTGCCCTACGCCACGTGCTGTCACTGCCGGCCGCGGCTGGAGAGGACACCTCAACGCCTGATCCTGGGGTGACCATGAATTGGACGTCTTGAACCCGGACACTGTTAGCTTTAACGCCTCCCCTACCTATGTCGTGGCCAACACGCCCCTGGTTGGCTGTGTAGGCGCCTCCTGACTGCATGGCCGTTACGGCAAGATTTGGAACGCCATTGAAACTGCCGATCAACTGCCGCTGCGTCGGAGTCGGGTGCACCACGCCTCCTCCGCCCACACTCGCTAGATCAAGCCCGAAATTGAGATCGCCGAAGGGCATGTCGCGCCCTCAGCCGTTGATGATCGTGGCGGTATAGCCCTTCGGCACGGAAAACGGCTTGCTCGCCCCGTCGGCAAGAGGCCAGCCGTTCGTCAGGGATGCCGCCGCCGCAGTTGCGGCAGGCCCGAAGGCGATCCGCGCCGGACCGCCGGCAACGACGACAGTCCATACCTCGTTGTCAGCCGCGACAAGCGTGGCATCGGCATCGGTGAGCTTCTGGCTCGACCCTGAGAGAGTGACGGACTTCTGTCCGAGGATGACGCCATCGGCGATCGGCACACCACCGCCGGAGGAGGCAAAGCCGCTGACCTTGTGACGGATGATTTCGATGGTAGCCATCTTTATTGACCTCCTTGGCCTGGACCGGGAACGACGCCGGCTTGCTGGGCCGCGCCGAGAACTGTGTTGAGGAGGTCGGTGGTCTGGGCTTTATCTCGCAGCACAACGACCTCGTCCTTCATCAGCTTCTTGAAGTTGTCGATCGTGGCGCGCTCGTCGATCGCAGCCGCCGAGGTCTCAGGGAAGTAGGTTTTCGCCATCGACAGCAGGTTGCCGCCGACCTGGACCTTCTGATTGTCGGCTGCCTGTGTCGCGGGATTGTTGGCGATCAGGGTCAGCTTCTTGCTGTTGATCGTGATGTCCGAGATCTTGCCGTCTTTTTGCAGCAGCCATTCGAAGCGCCGGTAGATCGCATACGGACCTTCGCGCCAGAACTTCTTGCCTGGCGTCCCGATGCGGCGCTGCGCCTTCAGCATCTCGTCGGCCCACTGGGTCGCCGTCGGCGGGGTGTCGCCCTTCTGCTCCGGATAGTCGGCGAAGTGCTTGCGCTTGATTCGGCGCTCCAGATCGGAAGCGGTATAGAACCCGATATCGGGATCACCGCCGAAATAGAGCGACGTGACATCCCGGCCGGAGCCCGGGCGCATCGGATAGGCTTTGCCGGATTCCAGGCCGCCTTCGAAATCGGTCACGCCATCGTCGGGGTAGCCGATCGGCGGGTTTATCGCGACATCCACGCGATCCTGCGTGGCGGCGGTGATGACATCGAGGACACGGTATTCCTGCAGCGACTTGATCGAGGGGCCGAAGCCCCACGCAAAATCAGAATCCGGCGACATGCGCGCAACGATCAGCGGCGTGCAACCCTCACCCTCGAACCTGTCTTGATGGACGGCGACCTTGTCCACGAGCAAGACGTGGATCCAGACATCCTTTTCCGGGTCCGACCAGTCGCGCCAGAAGCACCACACGATTTCGATATAGCAGCCGCGCTCGTTCTGGATCTTCTTCTTCGTCTTCTCCGGCAGCACGATACCGGGGATCACCGAGGCGACCTGAGGCCCGCGAACATGCCGGACGCGGAAGCGGTCGCCGATGGAGCCGTCGGCCTCGACGTTGATCTCAAGCTCGCGCGGCGGCACGGTCTGCACGCAGATCGGCTTGGTGTTCGTCGGCTTGTCGATCCACCATGCCACCGTTCCGACAGCCATGTGCGGATCAAGCGTCGTGCCAAGTTCGGACTCGAAGTTCGAGGATCGGATTGCCGAGAAGATCACCTCGTCCCGGGCTTTCGCCTCCTTTTCGAGATCAGCGACATCAGATGCTTCGAGATCGACGATATCGACCTGGGAGAGCTCAGACGTGACCCATGTCGTACCTTGCGGGAAGAACGCGGCAACGGCTTCAGTCGCCAGATCTTCGGAAACCTCGGGGCCGATGCCGGTGGCGAGCTCATCCTGATCTTCGCGCTTCTTCGCCGGCTTCCCCAGAGAATCCACCAGATACGACAGCCGCGGCCGGGTGAAGAAATAGGCTTCCTGCAGATCGAGCTTCGACCAGCTTTTCTGTTGACGGGCATCGGCGAGGCGGCGCTTCGCCTCCTCGGTCACCTCTTTTGGAGGATAGTTCGCCTGGTCCTGCTTGGAAGCGTCGGCCACCATAGCTCCTTACTTGAACATGCTGACGAGCGGCGAGGACATCGATGTGCCCGCCAGCGCGTTGCGTGTTCCGAAATATCGAAGGGCTTGATCGGTCTGGGTCGCGAGCCGATCCTGGATGGTGTTGATCTTTTCCTGTGCTGCCGCCTGCTGTTGGCGCTTCAGCTCAGGATCTTCCTTCGGCTTGGATTGCTTCATTTTCGTGCTCTTCCGGACGGATGATCTCGCCACCATTGGCGAGACATTGCCGGAAGAGAGCATCGGGCCGCAAAGTACAGGTTCGCAGTCCGACGATGTGCGCGACTGCCGGCACGCACCAGCCGCCAAGCGCCAGATTGACATCGAGCTCGCGCCCGAGCGGCTTCGCCATGCGCACCACGGTCTTGCCGATGCTGTAGTGACCGATCAACTTGTCCGCCTCATGATCGCCGACAACGAAGATCCTGCTACGATCGAGATGGAAGTCGAAGAAAGCCCAGGTCTGCGCCCGCGCGATGAAGCCGAAGCAGGCGACATGCTTGAACCGGCCCCAGGCCAGCCAGTTGATCCACCGCCGCGTCGGCGCCGGATCGAAAACGACATACCAGTCCGTCGGCTCGCAATCTTCAAGCCTGAGACCACTGAAGCTGTCATTGGAATCCACCGCGCCGCCTCGATTTCTTCTGTGGTTTCGTGCTGACCGGCCCCTTCGAGCCCGATCTCTGCTGACCAGTGACGACGCGCCCCTCGCCGGCGCCGAGCAGCATGTATTGGGTGGCATCGGCGATATCGGAATACCGATCCTTGAACGGCTTGTCCTCGTGCCGGGAGGTGCCCTTGATGCGCTTGAAATGGTAGCCGCCGGCACACGCCACCTTGAGCGTGCGGCAGTTCACGCCGCAAACGAGAAACCGCGGCACGCCGTTGACCATCGTCACCATGGCATACTCGACGGCCTCGATGCGGGTCTGGATGTGATTGTTCTTCACCGGCGCGGCGCGCACCGGCATGCCAAAATTGTTGCGGAACACGTCGTAGGCCGTCGTTTCGTCCGCCTGCGTGCCGTCATCACCCTTCGGATCGCCGAAGAACTCGACGGAATAGCCCCGCTGTTCTCCGGCCTTGTTGGCGACGTGCCAGTCGCCCAGCCGCCGATCGAGGAGCTGCTTGACCAGCGGTGCGAAGATCGACGCCCCGACGCCGCGCGCCGTGACCTCGGCAAAGATCCGCCAGCGATTATTGACGAGCTGCCCGACGACGGCGGCCGGGTTCCGCCCGAAGTCGAGCCCGACATAAACCGGCCAGCCCGGGATCGGCTCAAGAGCTGTCTTCGAGGCATGGGCGTCCTCGCTGAACTGCTCCCAGACCGGCTTGCCGTCGACGAACACCGTGATCTTGTTGAGGACGCGGCTATCGATCCATTGCTTCGTCTTGCCCTTGATCTTTTCCGAATAATAGCCGGGCTTCAGCCACTTCGTGTTTTCCGCCAGCGGGTTCATCCGGTACCCGATCAGCATGCCGGCAGCATCCTTGATCTCGAGCATCGCCGGCGGCTGCACGTGATAGCCCCAGTTGTCCGGCCGCCGATACGAAAGCCGTTCCTCTTCGGTCCAGTCATCCGGCAGCGGTACCTCGCCCATCATCAGCGGGATGAAGTGATCCTCGCGCGGCGCGTTCATGTCGGCGATCACACCGTCCCACGTGGCGCCGCCGTCCTTCACCGCCGGATAGCGGCCCGTTCTGGACTCCGCTTCGTCGACGATCGCCTTCTCGATGAATTCGAGCTCGTTGAACCAGATGCCGGTAAACTCGAATGAGCGCAGCTTCCTGACATCATCCTCGGTGTCGAGCGCGAGAAAGATGATTTCCATGTCGACATCGCCGATGCGGATGACATGCCGGAAAGGGCGATCCCAGTAAAACCGCCCATACATCTCCTCAGGAAACCAATCGAGCCAGGTCTTGACCGTGGTGTTCTTCAGATCGGGGAAAGTGTTGCGGCAGACCGCCCAGCGTGTTTTCCGGACGCCGTCGGCATTCGGCCGCTGCTCACACGATATCATCCACATCTTCATGATGCAGGCCGTCGACGTGCCCGATCCGATCGAGCCGCGGATGACGGAAACATGCTTGCGGCATTCAAGGAACTGTTCGAGCACGATGCCGTCAGGCTCGTAAATCTTCCGGCCCGACGGGTCGAGCTCGATCTTCGGCAGTTCCGCCGGCCGGTCGGGTTCGATGACTTCAAGCATCGTCGGCGATCTTCATGAGAGCATGCCTGACACGCTCCATGTCCCATAGGATGGTTCCGCCATCGGGTTCCGAGCTTGCGAAATATTCGCTGCCATCCTGCAGCCGGCCGATGATGATGACGCGATCGAAGTCCACGTCAGCGGCGCCGGCCAGAACCCGCTTCGGATCAAGCGGCAGTGTGGTGATGACGGGAAGGTCGACGACGTTCGACATCAGTCGGCGGCCTCATAGGTCGCTTCGAAGATCTCCGCCTTGCACGGATACAATTCGCCCTTGACGCCGCGAATGATCCAGTCTTCGGAACCACCGGTCATCTCGCCTTCGAGCGTGCGGATCGTGACCTGCCCGGGCTTAAACGAGATAACGCCGGCATCGTAGGCGTCGTGCAGCCATTCTGGGAAACCGTCCCACTCGTCGGCCGGGCTTGCGATGACGTCGCCGGCACGCACGGCTTCGATAACAACGGGCTTTTTGCGGAATTGGGGCATCTCTGTTCTCCATCGCTGAGATGCCCGATCATCGCGACGGCGGCTTATGCTGACAAAGCACTCATAGTCCGGCCAGCGGGTCGCCAAACCGTCGGCCGCGAACCTTCACGGCAAACTCAAAGTGAAATATGCCGCGACAGATCCAGTAAATTACGACCGCCAGAACGGCGAAAACCGCAAAAGCAATAAGCCCTCCGATCCAGCTTCGATGATCAGTCGGCAAGATCATGTACGCGATCGGAAAGACGATCAGACCGGATAGCCCAATCGAGATGAGGAAAAACACACCTCTCAACGCTTCCCAAAGCATCCATTCCATCGTCAGCAATTTTTCCCGAACCCTGTCGGCATTCCGCTCCATTGGAAGGTCCCGGCAGGCTTCCTCAAACACCCGATGATAATCATCCCCGGTAAAACTCATCACCACCCCCACATTGCCTAAGCCGTGTCCAGTTTTCTGCGTAAGGTGAAAAAAATTCCAGTCCCGAATTCCTGAAGAGCGCGAATATTGTGTGAGGGTGTCAGTCGGTGGTCTTCTAGTTTGCCACGATCGATATGAATTCGCGGAGGTCGACGGCCAGCCACTTACCGTTAACGTCGAACACGGCGGCGACAGCGTCTTCAGGGACGCGGGTCACCTCCCCGAACTCGTCGAACATGTTGGTCGCCTCGTAGTCCTTGAGGCCGCTTTCCCAGTCGAATGTACTGCCGACCAGTTTTCCGTCGGTGATGCAGTAACTCGCGATCCTCACATCCTCTGTCATCTCAAACATCCCCATGGGTGAAAAAATATTCAGGTCAGTTGCTCTGTAAGGCGCCTCTTGTTCGTGAGGGTCGAACTGGGAATTTACCGCCGAGTTTTGCCCCCACCCCCTCAATGCGGCTCGAAATCGAGAACGAACCGGGTACGGGGCCGCGTTCCTCATTCCTCCTCGGGAACGTCCGCCTGATCTGGTAAGCCCTTAGGCCCATGTGCCTCCAGATGCTCTATCTGCGGCGCTGTCCGACCCAAGCGGATGACATAGCCAGGCGTCACGTTCAGGGTGTTGTTCACCTGGACATTGACCTGCGTGGCGCCGACCGCGTGGCTTGGTCTATCCATACCGTCCAGATACTTAGCGGCCTCGAACTGGATGCGCTCGGTCTTCGCTTCGAGCAATTCATCCATCTTGCGTAAGGCGCGTGGTCTCGCGCTCGTCCTCAACACCTCCATGCACTCATTCAAGTAGGCAAGGTTATGCGGCTTGAGGAGCGCTTGTCGGAGAGAGATATCCGCCATCCCAGCGGCTTCAGCAGCTTCGGGGCGCTTCATCCCCTCGAAGACCATGCATTCGATGGCCAGCTTCGTTGTGGGGCTGATCGCGATCTCTTTTTTTTGTTTGCGGACGAGAGCAGCTGCTTTCTGCGCTGCGGGCATGTGCTGAGAGGCTGTCTGCTTGGAGGGGAAGGCCATCGCGAACCTTTGGTGTTGGCGTGTGTGGTTCCGCTCTGCTCGCCGCCTTGGTCGGCGCTCGCTTCGCTATGGAGATGAGAGGGAGGAGCGAGGGGAAGAAGGGAGAGAGCCGCGCGATGGGTAGCACCTGTGGATAAGGGGACGCAAAGCACAGGTGAAAAGCGCAATGAAATCAATGAAGGCTGTTCATCTTCAGAGGTGGTCTCTTTTAGGTACTTACATTAAATGTCACTTGGCCCGTTTCAGACGGTGCTGACGACGTACATTAAATGTCACTGGACGGCTCGTTTACATACATTTAATGTAAGCATGTTCACGCTGTTCGGAGCCTGTATGACCACGCCAATGCCGCCTGATGACGCCCCTGAGCATGTTCTGTGCAAGTGGTGGAGAGATGAGTGGATCGAGCTAACGAGGGAGCAGCTGAGCGGCCTGACGGGCTATTCGGTGTCCAGCATCAGGGACTTCGAGCTTGGGGAGAAGGAGATCGACCCCAATGTCAGAAAGCGCTACAGGCTTGCATGCGCTGCGGTTGCCATGGGAATAGACTTTGATTGGCTGACCACGAGGCTGCACATCATGCGGCCAGTCACAATCACCATGGAGGCCGACAGGAAATGACCGACATTCAGGACGAAGTGCGGGCGCCCGTGATAGGATTCGAAGAGCTCATCAAGGACCTAAACAATATGTCCGAGGCCGGTATCGTCATGGTGCTGGCATCGAGACTGGAGCAATCCCTGGAATGGATTCTCGAAGGTCACATGATCGAGATGCCAAAAGACGTTAGGGACAAACTATTCGAGGGCTATGGGCCGCTACACAGTTTTTCAGCAAAGATCGACCTGTGCTTCGCCTTTGGTTTCATCACTAGGGAGCAGCGCAAGACGTTGCTCAACATCAAACAGATCCGGAATGTGTTCGCGCATTCGGATGTCCTTATGCATTTCGAGCACGCGGATTTCCAGGCAAACAAGAAGCTCGCAGGGAACCCGCTGCGGGTTAGCGAGCGGGCTTACCGCGAGGCTGTCAGTAAGTGTGCTGGCGAGCTACAGGCCGAGAGCGAGCGTCTCATGTTGGTAAGAGCCGTTCGCCAGTATTCCGCGACGAAAAAACACAGCGGAGCAGCCTCAGCCCCGAATGATAGCACCCCAAAAGAAGAATGATGTTCAACCGCATTGGCACCATCGGCCTAATCGGCATGGGCTGCGTGATTGTCGCCGTGATCATCATGGCGATCGTGCAGTGGTCCGCAATTGCGTGCGGAACAACTTGCGTCACGCCTTAGAACGCAATAGGAACAGTTCAGGCTTGGACGGAAGCTGGTAACCCAATATCGACATGCGGCTGTCGATCCTTACGAGGATGAGAGCATGCGTTTCGTGAATTCTGATTGGTCGCCTGGCTATATCAATGTCTGCCCGCAGCATATCGTCATCATGGTGGAATGCACCGCCTGCGGAGTGCAGAAGCCGTTCGATCGAGATAGCCTCCCCAAACACCTACATCACGCGTTGATCGTGGAAATAGAGCCGCTGCTGAAATGCTCATGCGGCGCGAAGGCCGCCAAGATGCTGTTCGGCTATTATGTCGATTGAGGCTTGTTCTTCCTCAGCGCATTGCGGCTGGTGACCATCGTGTAACCGTCAGCAAAGCGGACGAGACAGCTATTCATGGCCTTGGCGCGGATCAGCAGTTCGCACGGCTGTCCTTTCCGGCCTTGTCGATCCCAGCGATAGATATATGGCAGCGTCGTCATGCTCGACCGCTCTGCTGCGGCTGGCCCTCGAAGCGGCCGGTGACCTCTTTCAGTGCAGCGAGAATGTCCTTCCGCTCACAATTAGAGACGTAGTTGGTGCGAGATCCGGTCTCGCCTTCCTTCTCGAACACCAGCAGGCAGAAGCCATACTTGTTGTCGCTGGTATCCTTGTTCAGCACGCCATCGAGCACCGTGGCGATCATCTGCATCAGGTCTGCTGCATCTTTCTTGCTCATGCCTTAGCTCCATCTTTTTGTTTGCGCGGCCGGCGCGGCAGATCGACGAGGATGATCCCGACCTTGAGCCCGCCAAGCCACAGCGGGAATATCTCAGGTCCCATGCCGCGACCCTGCGGCCGGCCGAAGTTCTCGAGCTTCGATGTGTAGCCCTCCTGCATGCCGGATCGTGCATCAAGCTCGATCGATGACATGCCGATCTGCGTGCGCCGGGTGCGCAGCGCCTCGACGAGCTGGTCGTATTGGGTGATGACGCCGGAAACCGGTTTCAGCCCCTGCACCCGGCCGTCAAGGTCAGGATCAGGACCGCCCTTGCCGACCTCCCAGCGCATCACATCATGCTCGCTGAAATAGCGGCGCCCGTTGATGATGATCGGATCCGGGAAATTCTTGTCCTCGCGAATCCACCGATAAATCGTGGACCGGCCAACGCTAAACCGGTCACAAAGATCCTCGATCAGCAGATATTTCGTTGCTTTTGCCAAGGCGCCCATGTCCCAACTTGTCCTATTTCGTGCCAAACCGTGCCGTCAGAACTCGACTTCCTCGAACTGAGATTCAGAGGCTGTTGCCGCATCCGGCTCTGGGTCCGCCGGCGGGCCGGTCTCAGGCTCGAACATGTCAGCCCTGAGCATCTCCTGCATTTCGTCCTCGGTGACGGTCTGCACCTCAGGCTCATGCAGCGATCCCTCGGGGCCATACCAAGCGCCGAGGATGCCGACATACGTGCTGCCGGGACGGAGGTTGCGCCGGCTCGATGCTGCAGCGCTGAAACTGTCAGCCTCGAACAAAAACCTGCGCCCTTCTGCTTCCATCTTCGCCCTAGCATCTGCGGCACGCTGCTCGAACAACCGTGGCGCTGCCGCAACAGGGCGATTATCCTCAATCCGCAGCTTTTCCTGTGCGAGCTCCATCTGCCGCTTGACGCGCTCCATCTCGTCAATGATGGCCTCGCCAAGCTCTGCACAGGTCGGTGCGAACTTGCGGGAAAACTTCGGGTGAGAGCCGCGGATTGCCTGGGCAACGACGGTATCGAGCGCATGGTGCGTCACCTCGTCGAGGGCGAAGACGTAGACCTCGATCTGGTCGGCAGCATCACCTTGACGAACCGGCAAAGCCGAGAACAGCCTGCCGAGCGCCATACGCTTGTCCAGTTCGGTCGCTTTCCGCGTCATCGCGTTCATTTGCCTGCATCTCCAAAACTTGCGCCTTCAAAACCTCAGTCACCGTCGGTGGCCTCGACGGTGGCGGCTGGCCTGCGATGAGCGGTGAACCCTGGTCCTGCCGCTTGGCGAGCCATTGAACGACGAACTTGCGCATCCCTCGTTTCGTCTTTCGGCGCGTCGGATTGGCTATGAGCCACTGCCGCATCGATCTCAGCTGCTGGATCACGTCCACAGCGGGGAATGCATTCCGCCACTCGTCGATGTCGGCATCGGTGATCGAAACGAGATCGTTGCTTGTCGCAGGAAGTTCGATCACAGCCCTGACCGCCGGAGCCGATTTTTTCGGTTCCGGGGAATCTTCTGAACGAAGTGAAGAAGATATATCTCTGGTATCTGGCTTCTGGTTAGCATTGCCGGGGCTTTGCGTCGGCAATGCATCCGCATGCTCGCTGCCGTTGTTTTCATTATTGTTTTTGTTCCAGCGCGCATTTGCTGCTCGCGATCCTACCTCTGACTTTTCCGAGAGGTAGACTTGCTCTTTTTCGACACGGTCGTTCCAAAGCCCCGATGACGTGCGGATGATTTTCCCCTCGTCGAGGAGCGTTTCGAGAGCCTTTTTGAACGCAGAATTTGATGCCCCACACAGGCGCGCAAGACGGCTGTGATCCTCGACGATCGGCTCGCCGCGTTCATACATGGTGGCGATCAGAGTGATGTAGATTCCTGTCTCGACAGCACTCATGCCGCGCGTGCCGCCAAGCCAGTCTGAAGGGAAGAAGCGAACCCAAGGCATCTTGGTCATCGACGCGTCCTCCAAACTTCTTCGGGGTCGATGCCGTCTGCGGCCATCTGCTCAAGCGCTGCGGCTTGGCGAGCGTCATGATTGGCCCAATGCTCCGCATGCTTCTCCGGCCCCCACTGGGCCCAGACGTCAGCGCGATCGTATTTGTCAGCGAACTCCTTCGACTGACGCCACTGCAGGGCATACGTCGGCCAAGCCCGAGTCAGAGCGACTTTCTTCTTGCCGCCCTCGGTCAACTGGCCGAGGCAGACGCGCTCAAGCCATGCCTTGCAGTCGAGACCGTTGGCAGCAATTACATGGTCATGCGGGCAGACCTGAAAGGAGCGGAACCCAGTCTCGGAGAAGAATGGCTTGTCCCACTCGATGACCCTGGCATCCCCGCCGCAGATGCCGAAGACGCCTGCGTAGGCAAAGTCAACACGGCAACCTGCTATGGAAAGCTCAAGGCGGCCCTTCTGGCCGAACATGGGCACAGCGCCAACATCAGCGGCCATCGCATCGAACAACCACGCCCATGCAGCATGCAGGCAATCGAACCGCTCGTTGCCCCGCGGCGGTCCGCTGCGCTCGTCTTCTTCTCTCGTCAAGCCGAATGCGTGTTCGCCGATCGCCCGCAGGCGGTTAGCGGCTCCGACCATGCCATCGTAATCCGCAGCGCTGACCGCAGCGTCGTAGGCTGTCAGTTCCGACCATGCGCGATTGAGGATGCCAGCATCATCCGTCGGAAGTCCCGATCGGTACGCTATGCGGGCGAGACGATTGTCACGCTGCTCAATCTCCCAAGCGGAAAGCTTGACCTTGGTGCCGACAAGAGGCGCAGCAACCGGCGACGGCGCGTCCATCAGGTCGAACATGGAGAGCTGCTGCATCAATCCACCTCAGCCAGCCGCCGGCGGTCACGGCTCTTCACCTTGCCCCGGTTACGCTTGTTGTTTTTCAGGATCTCCCGGCGCATCGATGTGCGGTCGAGATCTTTGACCTTGCCGAGGAGGCCGATACGGGCGTCCCGCATATCCTCGGTCAGGATCGTGACGACACAGCCATCACGGATCACGTAGCAGAAGCCGCCGATGCGAACGACGGTGTCTTTGAACCCGGCAGCAACGGCCAGCATGACCGGCCGGCACAGCACCGAGGCGCGAACGGCATCCACCGGCAGCCCAGCACGCTCACAGCACGACAGCACGCGCGCGGTCTCGCTGATGCCCGCCGGCATCTCTGCCAGCCACGCATCCACCGGCAGAGCCAGCACGCGTTCCAGATAGCGACGGACGGCATGAAGGGTGACGCGCTCAAGCATTGGCGACCTCCCGACCGATGAACTTCGGGCCGCCGCTGTGCTGGATGTGGAAGCGGTACCAGGCGCAATCGTCCTTGCCCTTCATCGTGGTGCCAGGCTCCCAGAGCAGGCGGCCGACAGAGACGATGTGTGAGCAGCGATCGAGGAGGAACGGCACCTTCGGCTGAACGTGCTTGAGCTTCTCCTGCGTGGTGTGCGACCAGTTTGCGTCCAGCAAGATCCAAGTCGGAGCGATACGCATGAAGCGATCGATCATCGGATGCAGGATGTCACGGCGCCAAGGGGGATTCGTGATAATGGCATCGAACGTGGCATCTTCCTCGAACCGATAGGTCAGAGCATCATGCCCGGTCTCGATATCGCCCTCATAAGTGCAGATCAGGCCGTGGCCCTGAAGCTGGCCCACAAGGAAGCCATCGCCGGCGCAAGGTTCGGCAAACGTCGAGATGCCCCGGAGATGCGGAAAGAGCACCTTCGAGGCCGTTGGGTCGATCGTTTGATACTTGTCTTTGTCTTTGCGCTCGAAGTTGCTCCTCTTACCCATGGAGCACCCCACGATCCGCATAGGCGTTGTGATAGAATTCCTGCTCGAGGCGACGGATTTCAGTCAGGATGGCGATCGCGCTGCCGCAACGACGATATGCTGCAACAATCTCGACGCACTCCAATTCCGCCGGAAAGCGCGCGATCACCCTTCGAAGCATGAAAGGCAGATCATCATAAGCTGCCATGTCCTCAGCCGCGTCAGACGCATAGTCGGCATACGGCATGTTCGAGACTTCTTCGCCGAACTGCGCCATCACGCGACCCTCCTCAGCAGGGCGTCGATGTTGCGCTCGCTGTGGGTGCCGTGACCGTGGCAGAGCTTATGGTGATAGGTGCAGTACGGGGAGTCGTCACCGGTCGCGTTGCCGCAGAACAAGGTGCGTTCCTTTTCGCCGTCGACCGGATACCGGCATTCGCGGTGGCCAAGCTCCATCAGCGTCAAATTCCGCGACTGAGGCATGGCGACGGGCGGCGGAACGAATTCGATGACCTCCGCATAGGCGTTGACCGTGGCAACCGCTTTCGGCCGATGCGTCCGAGACTCGCGAACCAGCGGCTTCTTGTTCTCGCCGGCGCGCGGGCCGCAGAGGGGCATATCCTTCAGCTTCTCCGCCTGCCTGGCGTAGTAGCCAATCACAGCGTTGCGCGAGACCTGATAGCCGTGCAGCTCGAAAAGCTTTTCCGAGATCGTGCGCGCGGTGCCGGAGCACTTCGCATGCGCTTCGCGAATGGCTTCGATTTTCTCGTCGATCTTCAGCGTTGCCCAACTCGACATGATGCCCTCAAAGAGAAATGGAAGGTGCGGGAACCCCCTCAAGGCTGATCACCTCGACAACCAAGCCCGCCTTTGGTCCGAGAATTTTCCATGTGGACGAGAACGAAACCTGCGCGTCATCCGCGTAGGCGATCGTGTTCAAAGCGTCCTTGACGATCTTCGTGATGTTGTCGCTGTCAGGCTTCGTGATCTTCCAGCCGCCGTCGACGGCGCCGAGGCGCGCCTTCGTGGTCGACTTCGGCCACAGATAGACGGCAACGATTTTGAGCTGCAGCGGCCCGGCCAGAGGACCGGGAAACCGCTCCATCTGCCGAAAGGCTTCGGCGCGGATCATGCCCATGTAATCCTGCTGCTTCTTGGGCGTGAACTTGTGCATGGTCTTGCCACCACCGGCACGAGCCCACGGCACCACATCGCCAGGAATGATGAACTTGATCCGCGCCGCTACCGACATGATCAGGCCGCCGCCGGTGCTGAGGCCGGGTCCGCGTCAGGCAATTCCACATCGGAAGCGCCGTCGTCATCAGTGCCGGGAAGGTCCGGCTGATCCTTGTCGGGTTTCGCTTCAGCCTTCTGCCCCATGAAGGCTTCAGGGCTGGCGAAGATGATGATGGCCGGCTGCCCGATGTTTTCGGCGATCATCTCGATGTTGCCGACCGAGGACGGCGCGACCAGTTCGGCCTTGATCTCATCCTTGACCGTGAATTTCGCGATCCGGCCGAACATCGGTGCATGGCCGTTGCTGGCGACGATTGCCACAGCACGGCGAACCAGACGGTCACATGCGTTGCTGATGGCATAGATCTTGTCGGCCTGAGCCTGTTCGCTCAGCTTCGACCATGGCGTTTCCATGCTGCGGATATGCGTGAGCATTGCATCTCGCAGATCGCCATGAAGGGTATCCGCCGCGAGATCGAGGGCATCATCCTCGGTTGTTTCGTCTGTCATCGTCCATCGCTCCTGTTGCTCTTCGGCCGTTGAACCTGCGGACGCGCGAAGAGCACCACGCCTGGCAGGTGTTCGACCGCCATCTGGCAATCGAGGTCGATTTGATTGGGAACGACGCCGCACGCCTCGCAGATGCGGCCGGCATTGAGCACGGCTTCGCAGTCAGGGCAGCGCGGCAGGCGTTCGAGAGCGGAGGCCATCAGAAGATCCTCCTGCGCTTGCGGGCGACGGTCAGCGCATCGCGCACCAGGCACCCGAGGAAGCAGACATTGATGCTGGCGGCGAGCACAGCGCCGATAATGAGGAGATGGCTCAACGGCGGTTCTCCTTGCGGCGAAGGCGGTAGACCAGCACGGCAATCGACGCGGCCTTGCACCACGACGCAGCGGCGATAAACCACTCCGATACCTTCCAGAGACGGTCAGAAATCCATACGAGCATCACTTCATCCTCCCTTTCAGGGCTTCGATCTGCTTTCTCAGGAATTCATGTTTCTCGTTCAGCTCAGCGAGGTGGACGCCGGTCTCGAACTCGGTCCACCATCTGGTGCCGGAGCCCTGCATGATCTGCTGAAGGAGCTCGAAGCCCACGTCGGAGCGCAGGAGGTTGACCAAGGCGTCGGCGCCCGGTTCGGTTCTGCCTTCAAGCCAAAGCTCAGCGGCCCGCTTCGAAATCTCGGCACGGCTCGACAGATTGATGGCGGTTTTCGACGGCCAGAGACGCCGGGCCATATCGCACACGGCGTCAACACACCGAATCCGACTCCGGTTCTTGCTGAATCCTGTCGCTGCGAAAAAAGATGATTGTCCTGACATCAAGCAACCTCGACGGGGACGTAGCCGTCATAGAGCTCAGGACGCAGAACATGTTTTGGAAGGCCAGTCGCGTCAGACACGGCATCGAGCCGCTCTTCAGGAACCTTTTCCCATTGCGATATCGCGCCACGGGTGACGCCGATCTTTGATGCCAATGCGGCCAAGCTGGTAACAGCTCGAACCGCCTCCATACCAGTCTTAGGTTCAACCATTTTCAGACCATCAAATTGAGTGATGACCGAATGTACAGTTTAACTAAACCACCGTCAAGAAAGACTATCGAAGATTTTGTACAGAGCGATGGCTATGGTTCCCACATGGAACTAAACCAACGAATCTTTCAGGCGCGCACTGACGCCAAGATGACCCAGGAGCAACTCGCGACGGCCGTCGGGAAAACGCGCGGCGCTGTGGCCCAGTGGGAATCTGGCGACGTGCGTCCACGACACACGACGCTGCAGGCGATTGCCGAAGCAACAGGCAAACCGCTCAACTGGCTCGTCAACGGCGTAGACGGCGAAGTGTCATCGCCAAGAGTTGGGCTTCAGGTCGTCGGCGAAGTTGCCGCAGGCATGTGGAAGGAAGGGTCGGTTCGCTTTGAGCGGACGTATGAGCCAGTGGCAACTCATCCCGACTATCCGGGCTATGGTCAGCGGCTCTATCGTGTTTCAGGAAACAGCATAAACAGGATAGCCGCGAACGGCGAATATCTTCATGCGGTCGAGCTGCATGCTGGCGGGATGCAGCCTGAGCATGGCGATCTCGTGATTGTTCGTCGACTGCAGCACGGCCTGGCCGAATACACTGCCAAGACGCTGATCATGGAAGATGATCGGTGGGTACTACGCCCAGAAAGCACGGATCCGGAATGGCAGACCGACATTGAGTTGTCGGGTGATGATGATACAGAAATCGCGATTACGGATATCGTGATCGCGAAATGGTCGCCGATTGAGCGGCGCCGGCGAGCGCCTAAGCCGTAGCGGCTATCGCGGCCTCGAAATACCCCAAGGATGCTTTGAGCATTGCGCTAACCACCTCGGTGTCGTCATTCTCATCCGCCTCCATTGCCATCCGCAGTGCACAGACTGCGCCATAAAGCGTTTCTGCGGGGTCGCTCCATGTTTCCAAGGCTATTCGCGGCAGCTTATAGGTCTCCTGGGCGTAGGCGGCAGCGAGATGATAATCCTCAGGCGCATTACGACAATAATCCGTCAGGCCTTTTCGATAGGCGTCGATTAGATTGACTAGAGGTTCTGTAGTCGCACCAGGATCATAACTCACGTTAAAAGTGCTTTTTATCTCAGGCATTTAACTCGAAACTCCGTATTTACTCGGAACAAACTGCGGTCCATTTTCGCTTTAAATTCCGTTCGGTTACAAGCAAAGCCCGGCCCCCGGGCCACCATATTACTATCCACTAACCACACCACTTCAAAGCGCAGGTGGTATGCTGGTGGTGCATATTAGCCTATCAAGTTTTGTGTCATCTGTTCACCATGGCGAAGGATGACCCACAATTCAATTTAAGGATTCCACCGGGTCTCCGAAAGAAGGTTGCTGCAGCCGCAAAGGCAAACAACCGGTCTGTTACCGCAGAGATCAATGCTCGGCTCGAATCGACGTTCTTGGATGAAGAGCCAACCGAGATTGTCGCTCTGCATGACATCATCGATCGCGCCAACCTCCTGCTGAAGCATTTTAGGGGCTAACGCCTCTCCCCGATTCCTCCGCGAGCCGCCCGACGCCATATCAATTAGGCGTATTTCTACGCGCGCTGATTTCTCGTGTCCAGTTCCGCTAAACTTTTGTCTCGGCACCCCTTGCGTATTGTATAGTTAGACTGTACGTTATCTTCATCAACGAAACGCCACGGCGACGAGGATGGATAGAATGGCAACCTCACACAAATTCGATGCTTCCCGGCAGCAAGTAGACCAGAGCCAGCGTGACGATCAGGGCGAGAATGCCCAGTCCGGTCATCTTGTGGTATCGGGGCTTACCCTGCATGCCGTCAGCGATCAGCATGATTGCTACTACTGGACCGACGAGGGCTATGATCACCTTCGCGGCACTTCCAATGCTTTCGAGCATGTCCTTCCCCACTATGTGCTGATCGATCGTCGCACCCCCGACACCGTTTTGGAAGCCATGGCCGCGCGTGGGCCGCTGTATGCCGCCATCGCGTTTGCTGTCATCGCCGGCCTGATCGGTCTGGCTGGTTCCGTCGGTCTTGAGCGTGCCGAGCGCGCCACCGAAATCGCGGCGAGGGTCTGACCATGGAAGATCCCAAGGAAATCATCATCCGTCGCGCTCGCGCTGAAGAACAGGTTCGCCAGTTCGTAGCGATGCTTTTCGGCGCGTCGATCAATCGTTCGATCTCCAAAAGCCGGACAATCGCTTTGAAGGCGACAACTGCCGCTGTCACCGTTTGGTCGAAGAAAGGAGGTGCAGCATGATCCGCACCAAGCCCATCCGCCCCTTCATCAACGCCCGCGAATGCCTGCTGCTGAGAACGCCGCACGCAAACGGCTGCTACTACGGCGAGACCGATGTCCTGCCGAAGACATATGACACGGCGGCCGACGCCATTCGCGGCACCGAGGACTTCATCCAGGCCATCCGGTTCGACATGGAAACGCTGACCGGCGAGGACGTGACCGAGGAGTGCGCCGAGGCGTGGCTGTCCGACTGGACTGGCGACCCCGGCGAAAAGGTTCCGCCATTCGTCGGCAGATCCGACGCGTTCAAGCGCTGGTCGCACGCCTACGACAAAGAAAATCCCGGCTGGCAAGGTCCAGATCCCGACCAGCAGCGGCAGGAATGGCTCGACGATGAATATCGTTACGAGCAGTTGAACCGTCAGGCCGGTGTGTTCCGCCCGCGCCCCGGCCTGCACCTCGTCACCAGCACCTGATCAACAATCACACAAGCAGAACGAGAGGCACACCCCCGCCGCTCTGCTCCACGAGGAGATGGAAGATGGATAGCATCGAGTACCGCGATCGCCGCGAGGCACAGAGGCAGGCTGAAGCTGAAGGCAAGGTCGCCGACAGCATGGAAGTCCGCAAGGCGCTTATGCAGCGCTTTCACAACGGCGAGATCACCTTGGAACAGGCTCAAGCCGAACTGGCGAAGATCAAGCGCAACGCAAAGAGCAACGGCCAGATCACTCGCGACCAAGCGTTCACATCCTGACCTCCTTCGGCATCCCGCTAACCATGGCGGGATATCCAAGCAGATCACAGCAGAGACACCCATTGAGGACGACGACGATGAGCCGAGCAATTGAGATTTCGCCGATCGAGCTTATGGCGCTGAAGAAGCTGGCGCTCATCAACGGCGCGCTGGCAAAGACGCTGACCGGCACGGCCTCGCGCGAAACCTCGGCGCTCCTGAGCGTCCTGCTCGATGTCATCAACCGGGCCGATCTGGCCAATGCAACAGGCGGCGCAGCATGACCCCGCAAACCATCGTTCTCGCCGGCCTCAAATCCCACGAAGTCGAAAAGCGCCTCAACGTCGCCTACTGGTCCAAGGGCGGAGACGCCCAATACCATATTGACGAGGCTCGAAAGGCTTTCGCCGACCTCGCCTCCCTCCTTGGGTACACCGTTTCCAAGGTTGATCAGGTGGAGGATGCGGCGTGAAAGGACTCATCACCTCTGAAAACATCACCGCGCCCGGCCTGTACCGGATGACGGAGGCAGCCTATCACGCAGACCCGGCGCCCGAGCCGAGCCTCAGCCGGTCGATCGCCGAGAAGCTCCTGCTGGATTCGCCGCTGCATGCCCGGGCCGCACACCCGAGGCTCACGAAGCAGGAGCCGACCGAGGAGAAGAACAGCCGCACGCGCGAAATTGGTTCCGCCGGCCACGCTCTGCTGTTGCGGCAGCCGACCGAGATTGCCGTGCTCGATTACGACGACTTCAAGTCGAAGGCAGCACAAGCCGAGCGTGCCGCAGCTCAGGCCCGCGGCGCTATCCCAATGCTGACCGTTGATTACGAGAAGTCCGTCGAGATGGTCAGCAAGGCCCGCGCCGTGCTTTCGAAGAATGACCACCCTGCAATTCGCGCGCTGGCAGATGGCGATGATGCGGCGATGAACGAAGTGACCGCGGTCTGGAAGGATCGTTGCGGCGATCTATGGGCACGCGCGCGCCTGGACAGGATCAGCATCACCGGCGAGCGCCTGACCATCATCGATTACAAGACTACGGAATTGAGTGTCGAGCCCGATGCGGTCGCGCGTGCGATCTACAACAACAACTATCACTTCCAGGATGCCTTTTACCGCCGCGCCGCCCGCGCGCTGTTCCCCGAGATCGACCGGCACGAACTGAAGCTGGATTTCCTCTTCATCCTGCAGGAGCAGGAGCCGCCGTTCGAGATCACCGTCGCGCGCGTCGACGCCGCCGGCCGCGTGATCGGCGAGAAGATGGTCAGCGATGCCTTCCTGCTGTGGCGCAAGTGCATGACCGAGAACTGGTGGCCCGGCTATCCCGGCGGCATCGTCGAGGCTGAGATGCCCGCCTATATCGACACGCGCTGGTGCGCCCGCGAGATCGAACACCCTTACCTGCAGGGCCTCGGGTTCGATCCGATGCCCATGTACGAAGCCGCCCCCTACAAATCCAAGCCGATCATGGAGCCGAACTGATGCACGTCCATTTTGATGAAGAGAAGTTTGAGCGCGACCTCCGCAACGTCTTCGACAAGATGAAGGCTGACCCGGAGATCCATGAACAGGGCAGCGTTGTTCTGGACCGGAATCGCGAGGTGTCGGTGCAGATGGGCATGATGGTTTGCCGTGAGCTCAACCGTGGCACCGAGCTGGGAGACATCATGTCAGCCGGTATTGCCGCATTCGTCGAGTTCTTCAGCAACATCAAAGAATACGTCGAAGATGACAACCAGACCGCCATGGCATTCTGGGTCGCCCAAGACACGGTGAACGGCATCATGGATATCGTCCGAGGTGAAGGATTCCAGGTCGGCGAGCCTGCCACCATGCAGGAAATCCAGGGAGGCCGTGCATGACCGCCACATTCACCGACGCCACCCGCGACGACACCAGCCTTCTTATCGCTATCGCCGGCGCATCTGGCAGCGGCAAGACCTATTCCGCGCTGAAGATGGCAACCGGGCTTGCCCAGGGCGACCCGATCTATGCGATCGACACCGAGGCGAAGCGCATGCTGCATTACGCCGACCAGTTCAAGTTCAAGCACATGGACATGAAGCCGCCGTTCACACCGGAAGCCTACATCGAGGCGATCCAGGCAGCAGAAAAGGCAGGCGCCAAGGTCATCATCATCGACTCCACGTCCGACGAATATGAAGGCGTCGGCGGGCTGCAGGAGATGCACGACGACGAGGTCGCCCGCCTCGCCCGCAAGCCTTACGACCGGCTCGAAGGCTGGGAGATCGACAAGTTCAATGCCCCTGCGTGGAAGGTGCCGAAGACGCGCCACAAGACACGCCTCATGTCGCCGCTGCGGCAGGTCCGCGCCTACATCATCTTCTGCCTGCGAGCCGAGGAGAAGATCAAGTTCGTGAAGGTGTTCGACGAGAAGTCGAATCGCGAAAAGACGGCGATCGAGTCCGCCGGCTGGGTGCCGATCTGCGAAAAACGCTTCATGTATGAGATGACCATCAGCTTCACGGTCACACCCGATAACCCGGGCGTGCCGCTGATCGAGGACGGCCAGGCCATCCACGGCAAGATCCAGAGCCAGCACCTGCCATTTTTCCCCGCCGGCAAGCGCGTCACCGAAAACTGCGGTCGACTGCTTCGCGCATGGGCACGCGGCGAATCCACCACAACGAAACCTCAGCCTGCCTCACCCCCCCAGCGGCAGGAAGAGCAGGGGGCCGGTCAATCCTCCCAAGCACCGGCCCCCTCACATGATCGCGATCTGCTGACCGAGTATCACAAGCTGCTTGCCGGCGAGATCGATACGACCGGGCTGAAGGAATCGCACGCGACGTTCAAGCCCAGGTTCGGCGACGATCAGGTGACGATCGCCACGGCCGGCCAGATCCTGAAGGCCCACAACGCCCGACTGCGCGGCGATGCCGATGCAGACGCGACCGACGTTTATGTCACCGGGCTGATTGAGGAGATGGCGTGATGAGAAAGCACACTCCCGGCCCTTGGGCTGTCGAAGACCCCATGGGCGCAGAAATTGGCCTTTCTATCGTGCAGGACGGCCTGAAAACCTACGAATGGGAATTCATTGCGATGGTCTGCCAGAGCACGGCAGGTGATGAACGTATGGGCCGCCAGCGCTTCATCAGCCCGAAAGAGCAGGAAGCCAACGCGCGCCTGATCGCCGCCGCTCCTGACCTTCTGGAAGCCCTGAAGAATCTAGCAGCTGCCGCTGCTGGTGGGTGGCCTATATCAGAAGAATTGATCGCAGCTGGGTATGCCATCGCCAAAGCCGAGGGCCGGTCATGACCAAAGCCTCCGCCCTCTTCCTGACCGAGGGCGAGCTTGCCGATCGCATGGGCGTCAAGCTCGACCTGCTGGAGACAGCTTTGCCAGCCCTGGCGAAGTCAGGTTTCCCCGCTCCCGATCCGCTGTTCGGCGGCCGCCGCTATTGGCCGGCCTGCGAAGCGTTCCTTGACCGCCGATATGGACTCTCGTCATCATCGGGGCAGGGCACTCCCGCCCTTGATGGAGAAGAAAAATGGAATTGACTGCTCCCGGCCTCAAATCGAGGCCAAGGGGGAACGGCATCACCGCCCACTATTGGGTGGCATCTGCCGTTTCCCGGCATGCCGAGGGCTACCCCCTCAAGACCGTGCGCGTGCACGGCACTGCCGACGAGATCGCCGCGCGGTGCCGCGTCCTCACTTCCGAGCTGAAGGAATGGCTGTCCGGCCGAGGGCTTGGCGAGAAGCCGACCTTTGACGGCACACTCCGCTCGCTGATCAGACTCTATCAGCAGACGCCGGAAAGCCCCTATCATGACATCAAGAGCAACACCCGGGCGATGTATGACGAAAGCCTGTCGCTGCTGGAAAAGACCGTCGGCGATCGCCGGCTGGAAAAGCTGACCGGACTCGACTTCAAGCGCTGGTATGCGAACCTGAAGGCACCAGCCGAAGACACCGAGAAGCAGGCCAAGGCGAGGGCGGAGGCTGCGAAGGCAGGCACACCTCTCCCACCGAACCCCGAGCGCGTCCGCCGCGCATACAAGGCCATGCAGTTGCTTCGGATCATCGTCGGCTTCGGTGTCGTCTCGAACATCCATGAATGCTTCCGCCTGAAGATGGTGCTCGAGGAGCTCGAGTTTCATTCGCCGCGCGGCAGGTCCGAGGCGATCACGTTCGAGCAGGCGAAGGCTATTTGCTATCTCGCGATCGAGAAGGGCGTCTTGTCTGTCGCGCTTGCCCAGGCGCTGCAATTCGAGCTCACGCTGCGTCAGATCGATGTCATCGGCCGATGGGAAAAGACCGATGAGCCGCTTGCCGGCGGCATCGTCGATCGCGGGCGGCGATGGAGGGACGGCTTGGGATGGTCGCACCTCGACGCCAATGGCATCCTCCTGAAGGAAACAAGCAAGGTCGAAGGCGTCACCGCCGAGCATGACACCATGCAATACCCCTTCCTACGTGAGATCATCGATATGTTCCCACCGGAGAAGCGCGTCGGGCCGATGATCAAATCCGAGGCGACCGGCTTGCCTTATCGCTACCGGCACTTCTCAAAGGTATGGCGGGACATCGCCAACGAGGCAGGGGTCCCGGCGCATGTATGGAATCGTGATAGCCGCGCCGGCGGCGTGACCGAGGGCTCTGATGCGGGCGCAAACCTTGAGCACCTGCGACACCATGCCAACCACAAAAACATCGCGACGACGGCCCGCTATAACCGGCAGACGCTCGAAAAAACCCAGACCGTTGCGAAGCTGCGTGTCGCTCATCGCGGCGCTCAGAACGGCCAGGGAACAACCGAGTAGGAACGCCGAAGGAACGTGTGGGAACGTCATGCAGCAGAGAGATAGACTAACAGATTGTAATCATTGGGGGATTAGTGGTGATCCCGACGCGATTCGAACGCGTGACCCCCAGATTAGGAATCTGGTGCTCTATCCTGCTGAGCTACGGGACCACTTGAGTGCCATGCATACAAAAGGCTTGGCGTGAAGCCAAGCCTTAATTGTTGCTAGAGGCCGAGGCGCTGTTCGGCGAGGCGGACCCAGTAGGAGATGCCGTGGGCGATGGCTTCGTCGTTGAAGTCATAGGCGGGATTGTGGAGACCGGCGCTGTCGCCGTTGCCGATGAAGATGAAGGCGCCGGGGCGGGCGTTCAGCATGTAGGAGAAATCCTCGCCGCCCATCATCGGATCGATCTCGGCGTTGACGTTCGCCGCGCCGGCGATGGCGCTGGCGGTGGCGACCGCATGCTCGGTCTCATCGGGGTGGTTGACGGTGACGGGATAGTTGCGGTGGAAGCTGATTTCGGCCTCGGCGCCGTGGGCAGCAACCAATCCCTCGACGATCTGCCGGAACCGCGTCTCGGCGAGCGTGCGCACCTCGGGGTCGAGGGTACGGACCGTTCCGGCGAAGGTCGCATCGTTCGGAATGACGTTATGGGCGAAACCGGCATTGAACTTGGTCACCGAGACGACGACCGAGCGCAGCGGATCGGCACTGCGCGAGGCGATCATCTGCAGGTTGGCGACGATCTGGGCGCCGATGGCGATCGGGTCGATCGTCCGGTGCGGCTGGGCGGCGTGGCCGCCGCGGCCCTTGATGGTGACGGTGAATTCGTCGGTCGCCGCCATGATCGCGCCCTTGCGGGTGGCGAACTGGCCGACCGGCAGGCCCGGCAGATTGTGCATGCCGTAGACCTCTTCGATAGCGAAGCGCTCCATCATGCCGTCCTTGACCATCAGATTGCCGCCGCCGCCGCCTTCTTCGGCGGGCTGGAAGATGACGGCGACATTGCCGTTGAAGTTGCGGGTTTCGGCCAGGTATTTCGCGGCGCCGAGCAGCATGGCGGTGTGGCCGTCATGGCCGCAGGCATGCATCTTGCCCGGCGTCTTCGAAGCCCAGGGTTTGCCAGTGATCTCGGTGAGCGGCAGGGCGTCCATGTCGGCGCGCAGGCCGACCGTGCGGGAGCCTTCGCCCTTGCCCTTGATCAGGCCGACGACACCGGTGCGGCCGATGCCGGTGACAATCTCGTCGACGCCGAATTCCTTGAGTTTTTCGGCGACGAAGGCGGCCGTATTTTCCACCGCGAAGAGGAGCTCGGGCCGGGCATGAATATGGCGGCGCCATTCGGCGACCTCGTCCTGCAACTCCGCGGCTCTGTTCAAAATCGGCAT